GTTCACCGCCCTCTTAATGGATGACAATGTAGAAGTAAAACAACATACAGCAAATGGTGGTGAAGAGCAAATGGATGAAACAGCTCTTGCACCCCAAGCAGTAACACATGATGTTGTAGTAAACAGAACATACGAAGACGGACAGGTTAGGATAGAAGCTGTACCGCCAGAAGAATTTTTAATTGATAAGTATGCCAAGACCATCGACACTGCAAGGTTCGTTGCTCATAGAGTTAAGAAAACTAAGTCCGAATTAATCGAACAAGGTTATCCTAAGAGTAAGATAGAGAATGTATTTAATAATGATGAGGCAGAATGGAAGTCTGAAAGACTTGCTAGATTCTCACATGAGCAGGATAACTCACCAGAAGGTGATATTGATGATGGAATCTGGGTCACAGAATGCTACACTAGAGTAGACTATGACAATGATGGTATAGCTGAATTAAGAAAAGTAACGAAGGTTGGAGATGAATTATTAGATAATGAGGCTGTGGATAGTGTTCCCTTCTCCTCCCTTACACCTATCCCAATGCCTCATAAGTTCTATGGTCTGAGTGTTTATGACTTAATCTCCGACCTTCAACTTATTAAGACTACATTAATGCGTAACTTGTTAGACAATATGTATCTAACAAATAATGGGCGATATGAGGTAGTCGAAGGACAAGCGAATTTAGATGACCTAATGACTTCTAGACCGGGTGGTATTGTAAGAGTACGCACACCGGGTGCTGTTAACCCTTTGGGAACACCACAACTAGACCAGAACTCTTTTAATATGCTAGGATACCTAGATAGCATTAGAGAAGAACGCACTGGTGTTAGCAAGAACTCAATGGGTCTATCTGAAGGTGCGTTGAAATCGCACCAGACTGCTACAGGTGTCGGTCAAGTTATGACCGCTGCACAGCAGAAAATTGAATTAGTAGCTAGGATATTTGCTGAGACAGGAATGAAAGACTTAGCTAAATGTGTATACCAGTTAGTACAGAAGTTTGAGAAACCTGAGAAATTAGTTAGGTTAAATAACCAATGGGTTAGTCTTTACCCACAAGATTGGAAAGATAACTTAGATTGTACTGCACAAGTAGGACTAGGATTCGGCAACAAGGATATGAACCTTATGCACTTAGGAAGACTAGGACAAACGATACAAATGATTGCTGGACACCCAGCAGCTGGTATGCTACTTAAACCAAAACACGTTTATAATCTAGTGGCCGAGCAAATAAAAGCTATGGGCATGAAGAATGTAGATGACTTTATACAAGACCCCGGCGATGCTGATGTTCCACAACAACAAGGGCCTTCTCCAGAAGAACAAGCCAAGCAGATGGAAGCACAGCTTAAAGCCGAAGAAATTAAAGTCAAGTTAGAGAAGATAAAACAAGAGTCTCAACTAAGACAACAGGAAATGCAAATTGATGCTGAAATAGCACAGCAAAATCTAGAGCTAAAAGCACAAGAAGCAAAAGTAGAAATGCAAATTAAAGCACAAGAACTTGAGATTAAGAAAGCAGAACTTGCACTTAAACAACAAGAACTTGTATTAGAAAGAGAGCAAGAACGAGCTGTTAAAATAGGAGACTAAATGGGGAACAAGGGAGAAGAATTAGCGAGGGCAGACCAAGCTAAACAGATTTTAGAACATCCTCTATATGTAGAGGCTATATCCACAGTAAGAGAAGCATTAATACAGCATCTCTTAGATACCAGAGTTGCCGAGGAAGTGGAAAGAGATAGATTGTATGTAACAATCAAAGCACTTGAATTAGTAAACCAACATATACAATCAGTGCTTGAAACAGGCAAACTTGCTGAAAGGGAGCAAGAAGATTTTTTAACTAATTAGAGGAGATAACCTATGGATTCTGCAGAGAACACCCAAGAAGGTAGATTTGAAAGAGCACAAGAAGGTTCAGCAGAAGATGCTGCTAACCAAATCCTAAGTATGTGGGACTCACAAGAGCAAACCGCAAACGAGGAAACCGATACCCCTGTTGACGAGGAAGTGGTAGAGGAAACACAGGAAGCTGAAGAGGTAGAAGAAGAGACCCCTGAATCCGAATCTGAAGAAGAGGAAGAAGGACAAGTCGAAGAAGAAACCGAAGAAGAGGTAGCCGAAGAAGAGTATGATGTAGTAGCCGAAGAAGATTTGAAGTATACCATTAAGGTAGATGGAAAAGATTATGAGGTTGATATTGAGGAACTCAAGAACGGATACCAAAGGCAGGCTGACTATACTCGTAAGTCTCAAGCATTAGCAGAGCAGCGTAAGGAGACGGAGCAAATCCAGTCCGAGCGTATGCAACTAGAGCAAGAGAGGCAAATGTACGCAAATGGACTACAAATGTTGCAAGAGCAACAAGCAGCCAAACTGAATGACTTTGATAGTGTTGATTGGGAAGCATTAAAAGCTGAAGACCCCTACCAATACATGATAAAGAAGGATGAGTACAGAGATGCACAGGAAAGAGTTAGTAATGTAGTAGCAGAACAACAAGCTGTTCACCAAGAACAAGCTAGACAGGCTCAACAAGCAAGAGCACATTTTGTTCAGCAAGAATATACTAGATTAACTGAGGCTTTACCTGAGTGGAATGATAAAGACTCTACTATTAAGAAGGACATACAAGAGTATGCGACTTCAGTAGGCTTTAGACCAGAAGAGATAAGTCAGTTAGCAGACCATCGTAGTGTCTTAATTATTAAGAAAGCTATGGAATTTGATAAGCTAACCAAGAAAGTAGCTCCGAAGAAGAAAGCAGTCAAGAAAGTTCCAAAAGTACAAAAGTCTGGAAGAGGAAATTCAAAGGAAGATGTAGCTACTGAAGTAGCCAAGAAAAAGCGTGCTCGGTTGAGGAAGTCCGGTAAGCAAGATGATGCCGCTTCCTTATTTTATGATATGCTTTAATATGGAGAATTGAAATGGCAACAAATTTCAACACATACGATGCTCAAGCAATCCGCGAGGACTTGTCTGATGTCATCTATGATATTTCCCCTACTGATACTCCGTTCCTATCGGGAATCGCAGGTAAAGGCACAGTTTCTAACACTTACTTTGAGTGGCAAACTGATGCATTAGCTGCTGCTTCTGGAACTAACTATCATGTGGAGGGAGCTGCTGTTGGTGCTGCAACTACGACTGCTACAACTAGATTGGGTAACTATACTCAAATCGGTAAAAAGGTTGTCGAAGTTACTGGTACTCAAGAGACAGTAAACAACGCTGGTAAAAAGTCAGAGATGGCACACCAGCTCGCAAAAGCCTCGAAAGAGATTAAGCGAGATATGGAGACTTCACTCTTAGCTGACAATGCTGCTGTCGCAGGTAATGCATCAACAGCTCGTGAGACTAAAGGTGCAGCTGCTTTTATAACAACTAACGTAACTGATGCAGGAACTTCTGGTTCACACGCAGCAGTTGTTGAGGCTGATATAACTGCAGTAGCTGAGTCTACTTGGAATGCTGGTGGCGAACCATCAACCATTCTACTTGGTGCTACTAACAAGAAGCTAGTGACAGCAATGTCAGGTCGTGCTTCTAGCACACAATCAGTTGTAGATGACAACAAGTCAATTTACAATGCGGTTGATGTGTATGTTTCTGACTTCGGTACTTTCAACATTCAGTTGGATAGATACTGTGACCAAGACTTAGTATACTTCCTAGACCATGATATGTGGTCAGTTGAGTATCTTCGTGATTTCCAAACTGTGGATATTGCTAAAGAAGGTGACTCTGATAAGAAGATGCTTGTTGTAGAGTATGGCTTACGTTGTGGCAATGAAGCTGCAAACGGTAAGATTAGATACACTACTGGTTAATAGCTAACCTACTACCACCCTAGGAAACTGGGGTGGTTTACATTATGGCAATTGATACAAAAATCATAACAAATTTAGATGGAAGTATGACTGTTTCAAGTCACCAAGATGACAAGACAGTTAAAGAAGTTTCCGAAATGAATAGTGCTGATAGATTCAGTGCTGGAAGAAATGAATATAAAGGTGACTCACAGTTTTCACACCGAGTAGCAAGGATACCTCTTATTGTAGTAGAGAAGATGATGAGGGAAGGTGTATGGGGAAACCAAGATAGGATGAAGGAATGGTTGAATCATCCAGACAACGCTCCTTGGAGAACTACTAAAGGAAAAGTATAATGGCACTAGGTACATTTACAGAATTAAAAGATGCAATAGCAGACTGGTTAGACAGGTCAGACTTGACAGATAGAATACCAGACTTTATTGCTCTAGCTGAAACAAGAATTAATAGGGAGTTACGCATACGACCTATGGAAGTCAGAAGTAAAATGAATACCACAGCAGACCAACAATACTTTAATCTGCCGGGTGGTTACATTCAGATGCGTAATGTGCAACTCAATACAAACCCTACAGCACCTCTTGAATATATAACACCAGAGATGTTAGACAGGCTGTATGGCAGTAGTGCAACAGGTAAGCCAAGAGCTTACACACTTATTGGAGACGAGATTCAATTAGCTCCTATACCAGACTCAAACTATGAAATGGAAATGGCTTTCTATGAAAAGTTTACACCTCTAGGTGATGGTACTTCAGGTACAGTCACAAACAACTGGCTCACTAAGAATGCACCAGACATCTTACTATATGGTGCTCTAATGGAGGCAGAACCTTTTATTAAGAATGATGAAAGAATACCAGTTTGGTTACAAGCCTATAGAGATTCTGTAGACAAAATACAAAAAGCAGACCAGAGAGACAGACATTCAGGTTCAGCTATGAGAGTAAGAAATATATACTCTGGAGTTGAAGGATAATGCAAAGCACTTGGTCAGCAGACTCATCAACTTGGTCAGGTAATTCCTATATATGGGATAACAGCACATACCAAGTAACAGCAACAATGACACAGACTATACTGTCTGAGTTAAATGAAGAAGACACTGTATTCCCTAGGTCACTTAGTTTAGGTGGTAACTATGGAATGACTGGTACGACAGCACACGTTATGCCAGCATCTATTTCATTAGCAAACTCTAGTGATGTGGCTGATAGTGGTTTATTGACAATGCCAGTTACTGCTACACTTGCTGGAACAAGTAACATAAAGAACAACGTGAATTTTGAAGAGAGTGGAACTATGAGTATGACTGGTTCTGCTTCAAGTGACAATAACTTCTTATGGAACGATGTAGAGGAAGACGAGGACACACTTTGGACAAAAATAAGTGACCCAGATAATTAACACACAGGAGTAAACAATGACATTAGATAATGTAAATTTAGGGCTGGCTAACTTTTGGAAAGTTACTTGTCTTGATAAAGATGGCAACATCAAATGGGAAGAGGATAACAAGAACCTAATTACTACAGTAGGTTTAAACCATATTCTAGATACACAATTTCACGCAAGTACACAAGTCACTACTTGGTACATAGGACTAAAAGGTGCTGGTACTCCAGTAGCTGGAGACACTATGGCATCACACTCAAGCTGGTCAGAATTGACTGGCTATGCTGGAAACAGAAAAGAGTGGACAGAAGGTGCATCGTCAGGTGGTAGTATGACTAACAGTTCTAGCGTAGACTTTACAATTAACGCAACAGCTACAATTGCTGGTGCTTTTCTAAACACAGCAGCGACAGGAACAGCAGGTACACTATACGGTGTAGTTGACTTCAGTTCTTCAAGAGCAGTAATCTCTGGTGACACACTACAGGTAACGGTAACAGTAACAGCTGCTTCAGCATAAAGGAGTAGAGAATGGCTTTAGAGGATTTAACAGGTACTAAGTACATTGATGACCTCAATGCGTCAAACCCAGCAGCAGGTGATAATGTCTCTGAGGGTGATGACCATATTAGAGGAATTAAGAATGTACTAAAGACTACATTCCCTAATATTGATGGTGCTATAAATGCCACAGACACTGAGCTAAATTATGTAGATGGTGTTACCTCTGCTATTCAAACTCAGTTAGATGCAAAGGTATCGAATGCTACACACACTGGTGATGTAACAGGAAGTGGTGCTCTCACTATCGCAGCTGGTGCTGTGGATATTGCAATGATGAGTGCTACAGGTACAGCAAGTAGTTCTACTTATCTAAGAGGTGACAATGCTTGGTCTACAGTAGATGCCCTGCCTTCTCAAAGTGGACACGCTGGTAAATATTTAACAACCGATGCTTCAAGTGCGAGTTGGGCAACCTTAGATACTGATGCCAACACAACAACCAAAGGCTTATACGAACACGAACACACGATTGATGCTGACTACAGTATTACGAGTGGTAATAACGCAATGAGTGCAGGCCCAATAACAATTTCAAGCGGTTATTCAGTTACAGTTCCAACTGGTAGCACTTGGGTAATCGTATAGGAGATATAGATGGCAAAAGTAAAAATTCAAGGACACGCATCAGGCACAGGAGTCCTAACTGTAACTGCTCCGAATACGAGTACGGATAGAACGATAACACTACCTGATGCTACAGGTACATTATTAACAGCAGATGGAGATGGCTCAAGTTTAACTGGAGTTGGTGTAGCTGGAATTTCATCTTCGGCTGATGCTACTGCAATAACTATTAACTCAAGCGAACAAGTAGGCATTGGTAAAACTCCAGTAAATACTCTTGATGTAAATCATTCGGGTGGAGCTATAGTAAAACTTTGGAGAGATAGTAGTAGTGGTTATCTTCAATTTGATACTGATGGTACAAGCGCTCATATTAAAAATGGTGGTGGCTCGATAAAATTTAAAACAGGTGGTGATACTGTAAGAGCAAGTGTTACAGACAATGGTATTTGTTTTGGCACAGACACAGCAGCAGCCAATGCTTTAGAC